AGTCAACCGCCAGCTATCTGGGGAGCGCGGCTGACTGGCCGCCGCCTCGTGGCGCGCGTCATGCCCAAATCCAAAGTGGCCTGGTTTTGCGCCGCCCTGTGGCCGAGTTTTACTCCGCCGTTGACAGCTTCTCCTGCTCGATCCCGACCGTCCGCGCCCCGGCCGACCAGCGCTGCAGCGCATCGGGTGTTGTATTGGCGACCTGCGCGAACTGCCGAATCTGCGCGGCACTCTCGGCGGTGGATCGGACGATCAGGCCGAGCGAGGCTGTAGCGGCCGCCGCGGCGGCCCCTAGGGAAAGACCTGCACGGCGCGCAAAGGCGGCCAGCCGGGTGTTGGCCAGTTCCATCTCGCGCGACAGGCGGCCAAAGCCGCGCGCCCCGGCCTCGGCCACCCCTTCCAGTTCGGCACGCACGCGTCTTCCGCCCTCCGCCACGAGGCGGACGGAGACCTTCTTTTCAGCCATTCCGGCGTCCTTCCATCTGCTCGTTGAGTTTGCGCACCATCACCGCCTCGATCTCGGGCAGCAGTTCGGCCGCGATCAGGGCGTTGACGCCCAGCGCTTCTGCCAGTGAAAGCGCGGCGCCCATGTCCCATCCGATGACGGCCCCCGGAGCGATGCAGAGCTGGCCGCCAAGGCGCTAGGTCAGGTCCCAGACCTGCCAGCCCTCGACCGTCTGCGGCCGGTTCAGTCTTGCGGGGCAGTCGGGGCAGGGACCCGTGCAGGCCGCGCAATAGCCGTCGCCCCCGCCGAAGGACCAGTCGGCGAGGGCGCGGATGCGTTTTTTTCTGCATCCAGCATCAGGCCGCGAGCAACGTAGTGCGCCTGGAAAGCCTCGAAGACAGGCCAGATTTCCAGGAGGGCATCGATCCCGGCCGGGCTGACGGGAACAAGGTTGCCTGCCTCGTCGCCGACCCCTTCCCATTCCAGGACCGCGCGGCGGGCGACAGCCTTGGCCATCGCGAGGGCCATGTCCTCCTGGCTGGAGGTTTCCGACAGGCCCTCGATGGCCGGATCGGCGCGGGCGGAGACCATCAGCGCGGTGGTGAGAGGGGCCACCAGAACGCGCAGGCCGGGCAGCAGGTCCAGCCATTCGGGCCGGTTCGACAGGTTCAGGCGGATCATGGTCAGTATCCTGTGACAGTGTTGACGAGGACGGCGGTGCACATGCGGGCGGGGCTGGTGGCCTTGGCGGCTTGCCAGTCGAAGGTGGCCTGGATGCCTTGGGGTCCGGGGATCTCGATCCGCGGGACGGGCAGGTAGACGGCATGGGCGGTGAAGGTGAAACTGGCGTTCGCGCCGAGGCTGTAGGCGAATTCCAGCTCGCAGGGCGTGCCGTCGATGGCTTGGGTGACGAGGGCGCTATCGGCGAAGCGCACCTCGATCCGGCCGGTCAGTGCGGCCATGCCGGGATCGGCGCCCTCGATCTTGCCGTCGTTGCGGATGGTCTCGATCCGGTCGAGGCCGTTGGCATAGGTGATCTCGGCCGAGAGGACGTTGCCCAAGGCGGAGCCGTTGCGCTTCACCACCCCGTTGAAATGGCCGAAGCGCTGAAGGCCGAGCGCGGTCGGTGTGCCCGCAGCCGTAGTGGCTGCGATGGCCTCGCCCTGCGCGATCAGCCGGGCGGTCGCGGTCAGCAAGCCTGAGCGGCTAATCTGCCAGCTGAGCTGGTCCATCACGCAGCCCGCATACATCGCGAAGCGCGGCACCTCGGGCATGGCCACTTCGATGGCCATGGAGGGCAGGGTCCAGTTGCCCGACTGGAAGGTGTGGGTTTTGGGCGTGGTTCCTGTCGTGGTCGGCGCGCCGAAGGCGGCCTTCAGCCAGAAGCCGAAGGCCTCCACATCGATCGGCACCACCACCTCGCCATCGGCGGTGACGGCGTCCTTGATCGGGGCCAGGGGATCGCGGCCGTAGCCGAGCAATTCCGAATTTAGCAGGGGCTGTTCCGCGCCGAGCGTGGTGCGGGCGAAGGGCATCAGCCGATAGCCGCTGGCGGGCGGGGTGCCGTAAACTGTCTCGAACGCAAGCGCCATCTGCGCCCGCGCGCCGTGTGCGCGTGCCATGGGGGTCTCCTTGGATGTGGGGTGTCAGGCCAGAGGGCCGGTCGTCGAGTAATGCAGGACGACAGTGATAACCGCCGCCTTCAGCGCCGCTGCACCCTCGACGGGCAGATCGACCGAGGCCTGGGCCTCGGCTTCGACCCAGTCGCAAAGGCCGCCAAGGGTACGATCAGCCTCCAGCGCCGAGCCGATGGCGGCGATCAGATCGTCAAATGCGCTGGCCCGGCCGGTGCCCGCCTGGACAACGACCTCAAGTTCTGCCCGGTGCTGGTAGTGGTAGCGCAGCGGCGACAGCGTCACTTCTGGTTCGCCGGGCTGGCCGTCGCGCAGGATGATCAGCCCCACCGCCGGGATCCGTTCGGGCAGCACCTCGTCGCGCAGGGTGAGGGCGGCAATCGGCTGAAGCCGCGCGTGCAGCGCGGCGAGGACGGTTTCGCGGGTGGTGGGCATTGACATAAGCCTCGCAGCCTCCCTTGGGACGTTGCCGTGTTGCAGGCACCGAACGGTGGGGTGAACGCTTCTTTACCAACTGCCTCTACAAACCACCCGCGGGTCAGTGGGAGGTTCCATGCAGCACAATCTACGGGAGTTCCTCCGCCACGGTGGCAGCGGGCAGTACGTTTTCGTGCGGCAGAACGGGGCCGTTTATGGCTATCACGCGGGCGTCTCGATTAATTCGACTTTCCCCGGCTATGCCGACCTGCGCGCCGACTTCACCGACCAACTGGACCGCGTGATCGCCGACAACACCCGGATGCTGCTGAATGCGCTGACGCCCCCGGACACCGTGCCATGGGTGACCGAAGCCGACCTGCGCGACGTTTCGGACGCCAAGGAAGAGGCGCTGCGCCAGTGGGACACTCGCCTGACGGCCATTTTCGAGGAATATGAGACTCATCCGCAGCGCCTGCGTGCGTTGCGGACTGCGATGGAAGAACGCCTGCTTCGGGCCTTTGCGGGCCTGATCAACCAGCTTCGGCAGCAGGGCCTGGGGATCGAGCGTTACATCTGGCGCTCCCAAGACGACGCGAAAGTCCGTGACAGCCACGCTGAGTATGACGATCAGGTGTTCCGGTGGGACGAGCCGCCCGCAGGCGGCCATCCGGGACAGGCGCACAACTGCCGCTGCCTAGCAGAACCAATTGCGCCGGGATCGCGGAACGACATCACTCCTATTGAGTATGTTCCCACAGAGAGCGGCTACCCCCTTCAGGATCTCGCAGAACACGAGGCTGCTGGGGGGCACACAATTGAACGGCATGTCGGCAAGAGCGAATCCTTCCTAATCGGCATGGTCAGCGTCCCGGTCGCGCGGACTCTCTTCCAGACTGTCTATCGCTGGCGCCACGGTTCTTTCAGCTCGCTTGCGGCGGCAGAAAGAATCACGAACGCGAACCTTTCAAGGAACGCTGCTATCGTGAATGCCGTCGCGACTGGGCAACAAGAAGATGCAATCCTCGAAAGCACCTTCTCCAGCATAACGGGCCAAGAGGCCTATCGGTTGACTCGCGGGACATCCTCACCGATACGGCTACGCCCAACATACTCCGTGAGGACGTACATTCGTCATGCGCCCGAAATGCCGAATGGCTTTATCATCGTAACCTCTTTCCCCAGGAACGAATAACGTGAAAACGCCTCAAGCCTTCCATGACTTTACGTTGCAGTTCCATCAGGATCTGGACCTAGTCTATCCGGACTGGGCTTCTGACGCCCCGACTGATCGCCATAAGATCTACCAGAGCTTCCGCCAGCGCTATGGCGATCAGGCGGTGCGCGACTTGAACGCCTTTACAGAAAGGCTTTTGTCGGACGGACAGACCGACCTTGAATCTTTTTGGTTCAGGGAATCCAGGTCAGACTGGGTCATTTCCAACGATGGTATTCGTCGGCTTCTCAAGGACTTTCAGACATGGGCGTCCTCTTTGTGATTTTGGCTTGATTCAACTACGGCCACTTGCCCTCCACCCACCCCGCCACGATCCGTCCCGGCACGTTGTCAATGGCCCGCTCCGCATCCTGCGCCAGATTTAGCCGCTTGCGCAGCTTGACCTGCGGCACCAGCAGGAAGATCGGCACGGTGGTCAGTCCTCGGCCCGTCTCCGCGCGGGATGCCACCGCCCGGCCCTTGCTGTTCAGCCTCCCCTCGGCCACCAGCAGGCTGGGCCCCCGGCGTCGGTAGATGAAGCGCAGGCGCAGCCCCGTGCGGCGTTCCCATTCGCCGGGGGCGATGCGGCCGCCCCGAGTGGACTTGCCTGCGGCCGGAGTGGGGATGGCCAGCCAGAACCCGTTGCGTGACCGGATTAGTGGCCCGGTGTCATGCGCGCCGACGATCACCGGGGCGTTCGACCAGACCAGCGCCGCGGCGTTCAGGCTGTCGCTGCCCTTGGGATAGGTGGCCAGCCGGATCGAGTTGCCAAGCCGGGTGCCCAGCCCCGCGCCGGTGATCTGGCCGCGCCAGGCGGATTTGAGGCCCGCGCCCGCTTCGCGCATGGCTGTGGTGACGGCCCTTTCACCGGCAGCGATTTCCGCCTGCATCATCGGGACGATGTCAGGATCGATGGTGAGCTTCAATTTCATCGTGTCACGCTGGGCGGAGATCTAGCGTCCAGATCAGTCGTTCGCGGTCTCGCAGCGGTTCCCCCTGGATCACATGACTGTCGGCGCCGATGACGATCACGTCGCCCGGGCGCGGGGCGGGGAGGTCGGCCACGCGCACATCCACCACCGTCGTGTCGCTGACGAACCGGCCCGCGCCGAAGTCGGTGACGCGATCCGGGGCGCGGCGGATGATGCGGATCGGGCGTTCCTCGGCGGTGGTGGCCGAGATCCAGAGGGCCGGGGCCGCCATGGCAGTATGCATGAAGATGCGGTCCATGGCGGCGGCAAAGACGGACATGGGCTGCGTCCGTCAGTTCGACGTATGCAGGCGGATCGCCAGCCGGGGCCGTTTGTTGACCGGCAGGATCGAGGCCTCGGTCATCACGTCGATCCAGCGGCCCTTCTCGTCGAGATGCTGGCGGGCGTAGAGGGGCAGGCCGATGGTGTTGGCGGTTTCCAGCAGGTTCGCCGGGCCGCCGTAGGTGGTGAAGGTGTCCATCGTGCCCAAGGGGAAGGCGATCCCTTCGTTCGCCGGGACCAGCCGTTCGGTTGCCTTGGTCGAAAGCGTGACGGTGCCGGAGTATTCCTCGAACAGGATCCCGCCGAAGGGGAAGTTGCGCCGCACGTCCTCGCGCAGGGGCTGCGCGCCGGTCGAGGCGTAGAACTTGTAAGCCTCTTCGGTTTTCGGATGGGCGATCAGCTTGTCGAAGAATTCGCGGCTGACGAGGGCGTGGACGCTGGTCATCGCCTCGCCCAGCAGATTGTCCTCGATGGCGCGCAGCACCTCGCGCACCTTGCCCTGCACGTTGGTGCCTGCGGTGCCGAGGACGAAGTCGACCGAGATCTGCGCGAGGCCGAATTCGTGAAGTAGTTGTAGAGGGTGGTCCCGGCCCCGTCCTTCACGATGCCGCGGAGCGCGTTCATCTCCATGTACTCGCGGGTCTGGGCATGTTTGCGCCGCATCAGCAGCAGCTTGCGGTTCATCACCTCCACGAGGGGATCGGCAGCATCGAACACGCCGCCCAGCGCGGGTTGCCCCTGGATGTCGGCAGGCAGGATCACGTCGTCATGCGGGATCCACGGCAGCGCGAAGCTGCGCATCGAGCGGCCCTCCCGCGTGCCGACCGTGGCCGGGCCGCCAAGGGGGACGGAGGGCAGAAGGCTCAGGACGCCCTCGTATAGAAGTGGTTCGGTTGATCTGAACAAGTTTCGGGCGTTTTCTAAGTGGATTTCCGCCTTTGTTATGCCGCTACCGCATCGGGCATCGGCAGGTTGAAGTAGGCCTGATCGGGGGTTCTCCCGTCAAG